TTAAAACGCCCTGCAAGGAGTCAATCCGTGGTAAACAATAACTACTTTTCAACGAATGACACTTAGCTAAACGAGTGACAATGCGTTAGGGATGACTTATGTCCCCTTCCTTGCTTCTTCTTCCCTTAACAGGCAGCTACAAAAAAGACGAACACCCGAAGGTGTTCGTCCGATTCACGTATGGTGGAGCTTATGAGAAAAACGGCGAACTCCACCAATACCGCCACCCGCGCGGCTATCCAACTCGATACTTGCATTGTAAGGGTATCGAAAAACTGGTTTGTTGTCGTTGGAACGTGCCAGAAATAGCCATTTCTGGTGTTTGCAAAACACCAGATGGGCGGCTTGCTGTAAGCCCGTATAACGGCATAAAGCGGGGCACCCCTTGTCAGGGTACCCCGCTTGAACACTAATAAGAAAGCTTCTGGCCGGGGTAGATCGTATAAGGTGCCCCAATGCCGTTCTTGCTTGCGATGGTGTGCCAGTCGATGCCGAGCGAAGCGCCAATCTCGCTGAGCGTGTCGCCGCTCTTGACGGTGTAGACGCGCGCAGAGCCAACGCCCGCCCTCTGGTTGACGATTGCCTGAACCTCTTTGAAGCGGTCGCCCAGAACGTCGCTGCGCGTCGGCACAACGCCGAACATTCCGCGCTCCACATCGTCTGCGAGCTGAGAATCGGAAGCGCCGTCAATGTAGTTGATGAGGTCTTGCACCTCTTGGTAACGGTCGCCGAGCTTTTCGCGGCGCTCATCATCAACGCCATACTCGCCGCGCATGACCGCCGCTGCAAGGTCAAGCGTCGTGCCCTCCGGCGAAGGCTCGGCGACCTCTGCGGGCGGAACGTCGGGAGCTGCCGCGCCGGACGGGTTGGCGAACTTGCCCCACGCTTCGCGCGTCATATAGGCGATATCGAGATCAAGCGGCGCGTTGAAGCCATCGAGACGGCCATTCGAAGTGTATTGGTGGATTGCGCAGCTACCCCAAGCGCCGAATCCGCCATCGGGAAGCCACGGCGAAGATTGGTAGCCGGTGCGGTTGTTGTTGGCGTACTGCGCAACCCATAGCGCGTGATTCGGTGCAATCTTCGACCAATCTTCTTCGGTGCAAACGCTACGGCTCATGTAGACGATGCAGCGAACGCCGGTCTGATCGTAGACGTAATCGAGGAACTGCTTGGCCTTGTCGGTTCCGATGCGCCCGTACATCTCATAATCGAGAACGGGAATACCGTTGCCGAAGTAGTTACGGCAGCTTGCGACGAAATGCTTAGCCTGAGCGATGGGGTCTTCTCCGTTCATGAAGTGATAGAAGCCCCAGAGCTTGCCGAGCTTGATAGCCTGCTGAATCCACGGGTCGCAGGTGTTGTGAACGATAGTGGTTCCCTCGGTCGCCTTGCAGATAACGAAATCGCAAGGCACCTGCGCGAGGTCAAGCCCGCGCTGGTAGTTGGAAATGTCAATGCCGTTGAGTGCCATAGAAGCCCCCTCTGATGCAGTAGAAGTAATGAAAATCGACCTTCTCTAGCTCTTCGAGCGTGAAGGCGCGCGCCGAGTTCCCGGCGCTCGCCGGGTCGCGTATCCAGTAGCCGTCATCGTCGGCGCGCCAGATCAGCACGACGTGCCCGCCGTAGTCCCTATCGCCTAGCGTTCCGCTCATGCCAGCGAAGGCAAGCCATCCGTCAGACACGTTCTGAAGGACGGGCGCGAGATCGTAAGAAATCGGCGTGCTCTCGATGCCGTATTCCGGGTAATGCTCGGCAATCCACGCGCAGAACTTGCCGGGGTCGTTCACGCCATCGGTAAGGCAGGCGTCGCCCACGAACGATGCGAGCGTGAGCGGCGTAATGTCCTGAAGCGTCATGTATTTGATAGCCATAGCGGCGCACGTAAGGCCGCAGCCGTGGTCGCCGATGGTGCCGCCCGCATAGGGTATGTAGTCCCATTGCGGGTCTGTCTGAAGCCATAGCGGCATGCTGTTACCCTCGGCAATCGGCCTATCGACAACGATTGCTAGGCGGTCTTCCTCAGCCGCCGCGTATCCCTCTTCGCGCGCTTCAGCGAGCGCGCCCGCGTCGCTCTCGATATGGCCGACGATGAGCCAGCCGCAGAAGAGCATTGACGCGAGCGCGCCGGAAAGCACGAGGGCGACAGCCTTTAGCCTACTCATCGCGCTTCGGCTCGGTGTATGTGAGCGCTTGCGCGGAATCGCCCACGCCAGCCGTGGTCGGGTCAGTCACGATGCCCAGAATCGCGAGCACGGCGAAAAGCGCGTTGATGATCGCTGCCAACTGCTCGTTCAGAACGCCGAAGTCCCACTGATAGCCGAACGGCGCGGCGACAACCTGCACGAGCAGCAGAACAGCGGGAATGAGGGTCAGCCAAAACGTCTTGTTCTTAATTCGTGCGGTGAAGTTAATCATTTCAGTTCTCCTTTTCATAGATGAGGTCTACGCGGTCGTAGATGTGATCGACCTTGTTTGCCATGTCGTGCGAGTGCTCGCGCGATTCCCTGATTTCGTCGTGCAGCGCTTCAGTGGAAGCCCTGAGAGATTCCATAGCGGCTTGCAGCCCTTCCGAAATGTTGTTGCTTCGCTCCATCTGCGCAGCGATACGGCCTTCCATCTCCGAGCGCTCGCGGTCGCGCTGCGCGCGCTCGTTGAGTTCGTCGCGCTTGCGCTCTTCGCGCTTCAGCTCTAGCTCTGACTGTCGCGCCGCGTTTCGCTCTTCAAGCTCCGCCTTGCGCTCGTTGTTGCGCTGGTACTCGTTAAGCAGCTGCTTTGCGAGGATTCCGAAGCCGATAGCGATAAGGAACGCGAAGAACCATTCGGCACCGAACGCCGCTGCATGGTCTAAAACGCTCTCCGCCACGTCAGCCCTCCGTCACCTCTCGCCAGACGGTTTCGGTGCCGACAGCCCCCGGCTCCCATACGTTGTTGGCAACGAGGGATTCCCAGACCTTGCCGTTGTGCTTCACGCGGGCACCGAGCGGGTAGGGATTCGTAGAATCGGGCTGCACCCATTCGGGCACTTCCTCTGTCGGCGTGTCGGGCGTTCCGGCTTCAAGCACCTTCGCCCAAAGGCTCGGCGCTGCCGTGGGCGACCAATCGGGCTGCGAAGTGTGAGCCTGAAGGCACGTGTAAAGCACGCCCTCGAAGCGCACGCGCTCGCCCTCGGCGTAGGCGTGGCCGTCTCCGTCCCACTCTGCGAAAAGCGCAGGGCACTTCGCCGCCACGTCGCTAGAGAGCGACGGCGCTTGACCGTCGAAAATGGCGATGATCGCGCGAAGCTTGCCCTCTTCCTCTTCGGTGAATGCCATGTGTTCCCCTTTCTCTCGCAACAAAAAAGCCCCCGCTAATGCGAGGGCTTCGATACCTTGCCATGTCGGCTTCCTCAGCCGAAAAGCTCCTTGTATAGCGCGTCCATGCGCTTTACCGTCTCGTGCGCGCTAAGGCGCTTCATGCTGCCGCGCCACGACTGGTAGGATTGGTTGACCTGCTCGACGGTCATAATCCCCTTGGCGACCAGCGCGGCTTGCTTCTTCAGCTTGCGCCGCTGCCGCGTCACGGAGGAACGGCACGGGCGAACGACAACCTTTCCGCCCTCGCCATATGAAAACCTCTTCTTCAGGAACACGAAGCCGCGCGTCAGCTTCACAACGCGCGTCTTCTTGCGGTTGATGATGATTCCCAGATCGTCGCAGAGCGCTTCGATGCGCGAAAGAGCGTCCCAAAGCGTCTGCTTGTCAAGAGCTATGCAATAGCTATCGTCCATGTATCGCCCGCTCGCCAAGATGCCCGGAAGGGACAGCATCAGATGGTCAACGGGCGAAGGCAGGGCGACGGCTAGAATCTGGTTCGGCTCGCTGCCAAGACCCAAGCCGCGCGCGCCGTGAGCGTCTATCTGGTCGCTCATGACGCGCTTAACGCGCTCATCGTCAATGGCGCGGTCGATAAGGCGCTTGCATGCGTCGTGGTCGATGTTTGCGAAGTAGTCCGCGAAATCGACCTGCAAGATGTAGCCTTCCGTTCCGTGCTTTCGGTGGTGCTCGACAAGCTGGCGCTTCATGCGCCGAATCGCGTAGTCGGTGCCGAGCCCCTTGACGTTCGCGGTGCATCCCTCGGCGAGGGTAGGCCAGATCGCGGGTGCTAGGGCGTGACGGCTCAACGATTTCTGTATGACGCGCTCTGAGAAGTGGACAGAGCAGATGTGACGAAGCTTGCCGCGCTCGAACAAGTCAAACTCTATGAAGCCGCGCCGGAAGTCTGCGCCCATGAGAAGGTCGCGCCGCGCTCTCATGATGTTAGGAATGACGCGCGCCATGTAGCGCTGCACGCTCGATTTCCAGCGCACGCCAGCGGCAGCGCCGTTGGCGGCATCGTATAGGTTATCGAGATCGGCGACGGCTT